CCTAAGACAAGATTTTCCTCAGTACTATCGAAGTAACCATCAGAAAGATCGTCTACACCGACAGTAACAGAACCATTCGCTGCCGAAGTGATTCGACCTTGCGCGTCAACTGTGATGTTAGCCGCTGTATAGCTACCAGCCGTTACAGCCGTGTCCGCAAGTTTATCGGCGGTCACAGCATCGTTGGCTATCTCAGAAGTGCCGATAGTCCCAGATGCAGCCGCTGTAATCCGGCCTTGTGCGTCAACAGTGATGTCAGCTGCGGTGTAACTTCCAGCAGTGACAGCCGTATTGTCAAGATTTACGGTAATCGTTCCGCTAGTTGTAACCGGACCACCAGTCGACGAAAGACCCGTACCACCGGCAACATCAACGCTGGTTACTGTTCCGCTACCACCACCACCGCCAGATTGAGCAACCCAACTAAGTGTTCCACTTCCATCTGTTTGCAGCACTTCATTAGCATTACCATCAGTATTAGGCAATGTCAGAGTGTAGGATGCAGCTGCAGAGTGCGGTGGACCTTTAATTGTAATACCGTGGCTATTTTGCTCACAGTTTAGTTTGAACTGACCAGAG